GGTGCAGTCGCATTCAGCCACACCCTTGCGTAGCTGGGTAGCACATGCCCAGATGTCGTTGCGCCATTTCTTGCCGCTATTGTTGACTTTGTGCTGGTAGTGCTTGCCGCAGCAGCCGCATTCGATCATGCTGGTGAAGGGGTATACCGGCTTTTTGCTGCCTGCGATTTTTTTGTTCCTGCGCTGCTCACGAATCTGCTGCGCCAGTTCCCAAGTCTCGCGGCTGACGATACCTTCGTGAGTGTCTTCCATGTAGTATCGCTTGCCGTACTGTCCGTCCATGTTATCCATCTGGATACCGTCGACGGTGACACTCTTTCCCATCATGGAGTCGCCCATGTACTTTTCATTTGCCATGAGTTCCAGTAGCCGTGTGGGCTTCCATTCGTTTCCGCACCATGTGCGGATGCCTTCTTCATTGAGTACCTTTGCGATCGCTGGGCATCCCATGCCGCTGATGTACATATCGTAGATGCGGCGAATCACCGCTGCTTCTTCCTCGACGATCACGAGGTTGTTATCCTTCGTCATCGTGTATCCATACATGCCGCTGCCGATGCTGATCCACCCGTTTTCGAATCGGTGTCGGAACGACCATTTCTGTCTTTCTGAATCCACCTGCAGGTCGTTCTCTGCGACCGTTGCTGCGATCGTGAGGAACAGTTCGCTGGTGGGCTGCATGGTGCTGATCTGCTCTTTTTCGAAGATGACCTCGATGCCGAGGTCACGCAGTTCTCGCACCGCTTCCAGAAGCTGCACGGTGTTTCGTGCGAATCTGGATACTGATTTTGTGTAGATGATGTCGAATTTGCCGTCTCGCGCGTCCTGCATCATGACGAGGAACTGCGGGCGCTTATAGATGCTGCTGCCGCTGATGCCTCTGTCCGCGTAGATGCCAACCAGTTCTGTATCTGGGTCGTCCGTGAATTTGCCCTGCCAGTATTGCTCTTGGTATTCGTAGCTGTGCAGCTGCGCCGAGCTGGCCGTGGATACGCGAACATACGCTACCGCGCGTTTTTTGCGTTTTGCCATTATCTCTTACCTCCTTCGAAGTATTGGACTTGAACAAGCCTAATTTTTTTGCCCCCGCCTTAGGAGGCAGGGGCAAAGGTATCTGAAAAGGAGCGGAAAGTCCAGCCCAAAATCGAAAGAACACAAAGAATTAACAATTGCTTTTCCGCAGTTTATCGCCGGTTTTCTTGGCGATCTGATCCCGCTCCTTTGCGGTGATCAGCCCCTTGATCCACAGTGCCTGCGTAACGGCTTCGGCAAATGCGACCTTAGCTTTGGTTCTGTCGCTCATGCTGTTCTCCTTATTTTTCGGGCAGTTTTAATTTCTGCCCACTGTAAATGGTAGTGGTTTTCAGACCGTTCAACTGCACGATCTCCGTGTATCGTGCGCCGCTGCCAAGTTCCTTCTTGGCGATCCCCCAGAGCGTATCGCCGCTCTTGACGGTGTAGGTGCGCTGCGGCTTGGGATCTTCAGCCTTACTGCCGACGACAGTGAGGTTGTCCACTGCCGTCCAAGTATTTACGCCTGCGACGGGATCACCGCCAGATTTCTTGACCTTCTTGCCGAGCAGTACACAGGTCTTTCCGCCCTTGTTGAAGGGCTTTCCGTTTACGGTCACCTGGGTGACGATGTGATTGTAGTCTGTCTTCACCCAGTCTGGAATCAGGGCGCTGTTGGGGGTGTACCTCTCGGCGCTGGCTCTGAAGGCTACGGTGCTGCCGAGCACGATCGCACCGGTCGAGGTCTGTTCTGAAGGCGCCGGAGTTGCTGCCGTCTCGGTCTTCGTTTCCTCGGTGTCGATCTCACTGTACAGCGGGTGGCCGTAGCCGATGATGGTGCTGTTGCTGCGGGCGTAGGTGTTTTTCTTCACCTGATTGCCGCTGTTGCCTTCGACCGTCACAATCTGGCTGGAGCTAACCTCCACGACGATGCCGGTGTGGTCGGCTCCGTTGCTACCACTGTAGCGGAAGAATATCTGATCGCCTACCTTGGGGTTCTTGTCGCAGCGGCCCTTCTGCTGGTAGTACTGCATGCTGTAGGTACAGCCTGCGCCGTAGGGGCCAGTCTGGCACTGGATGCGCTGGCCTTCGTCCTTGCCGTATGCCTTGAAAAAGCACCAGTCGACAAAGACGTCGCACCACGCGAAGCCATTTTTGTTGCCATTATAATAGCCCGCAGACGCAAGGTCGCGAGCATACTTTGTCCAGTTGGCGGAGCCTGCATTGGCAGCAGGATCGTCAAGGTTTTTGTTGCTGGCTTTTTCTTTATAGCCGATCTGTGCCAGCGCAATGGCTACGATCTCACTTGCTTTGCTCATCGTTATCATTGCCTCCGTGTTCTGCTCTCTCATGGAGCTGCTCCAGTACTTCTTTGATTGCGCCGGGTACCGGCAGTCCAAGATGCGCTGCGTTCTCTAGCAGGCTTACGCCTTCGTTGGACAGATAAAAGAAAATAGCAGCTGTCCGAAGGACGCTGCCGGTGCCGATGACGTTAACGTCAAGGATATTTGCCATGCCCACCATCAGAAAAATGAGAATTTTCCGGGCTATGCCTTTGAATCCCACTGCCGAGGAAAGGGCGTGGTCGGTGATGGCGCACATGACGCCGGTGATGTAGTCGATCACCACAAAGGCGATCAGAGTGTACAGAAGGCCATCGCAGCCTCCGAGGAACCAGCCGAGCCATCCTCCGATGGCGGTAAACACGAGCTGGACGCTGTTCCAGAATTCTTTCATTATCTTTCTCCCTTCTATTTATTAGCCATATGCAACCATATAGTTGTATGTCCAACCAGCTTTGAGCTGCTTGTTCAAATTGAATGCCCCATTACTATAGGTGGGGTAACTTGTACTTGTACCTACGCTTAATGCGCCTTGATATACAACGATGTGAGCGGGATTTGCCTTTACATTGCTCGTTGAGAAGCTCGCGTTATATATCGCATTGTTCGATTGGGATATGCCGTGCATATCAGCGAGGGATATTACCAGAGCTAGCGGAGTCCCTTTACTTTCATCGATATTAAGGGTGGTTGTATTTGACGAAGGCGTGATCGTTCCTACTTCGATATCCTTCCACGGATACGGGTTAAAGCTACCGCCGCTGGGGTCGAGCGTTCCGGTGATACCAAACAGGTCAATGTCTTTCCGGATATTGTCCGCGCGGAAATCCGTATTCAGCGAAGATAGCAATGTGCCTGTTATAGGCTCTACGGTAACGCTGGACAATGTATATCCGGAATCCGGGTTGATTGTGATTTGATCGGTGCTTGGAGAAGTCGATTTCGTCTGCTCCGGCTTAATGAGGCTTGGGACCTGTTCCGTTATATATACATTAGCCACGCATTTGACAGAACTCTGAAAAATGCTCTCTGTTGTACTGAGGGTAATGATTCCGGTGCTTGCCTCATACGAAAGCGTAATTTCGGTATCTATGCTGCCGCCGAGAATTAGTCCGGGCGCATACAGGTCGAGATGCGTAAATTCAACAATGATCTGTTCGCCCGTGATCTGTTGATATATCGATGTAAATTCGCTCAGATCAATGGTAACTGACTTCGCGCTTATATACGCTGGTGTTACACCTTCGATCTGAACAAGGATACCGGTTTGGCTGCTGTTCAGAGTGCCTTCAATTATGTCGCCGTTACAAGCGTGGGCTCGCGTACCCAGCAGCATTGATTCCGGTCTCACCGTGTCATTTGTCAGATCCACGAGCACTGTCGTCCCATATACCACTTTGTTTATTGCCATAGTCCTTATCCTATTGTGGCAGTTAATCCGCCTGCACTGTTTTCTGTCTCGGTATACGGTATAGGACTAATCGTCACCGCTGACAGATAGTCATAGCCGGTGTCAGGCTGAATCGTCTGTGTTGAGAGAGACGGAACCGCTGTCTTGCTCTGTGCAGTGATGGATTCACCGGAATAAGTGCCGGTAACTCCCAGAATCTCAATACCGGACTTGATGTTCCCCGCAACGATTTTCGCCTTTTCCGCTGCTGAGATGTTTACTTTTCCTGATCCGTCGTGAAAACCCATCGGGATTGTGTAATTCTCGTCGACAGAATCGATCTCACCGGTGACCGCTCCTTTGTTCGGCATCGTACCGGTAATCTTTGTACCTCGTACATAGGCTGTCTTTCCGGAAAGAAGTTCTGCTGCTGTCACTGTAGCATCCTGTGTGTTTACATCGAAATCGCAGGTACCAGTGATAGGTGCGCCACTTTTGTCGTGGGCTACGTATCCTGACATGAGCTTGTCAGCAACTACGGTATCTCCGGTGAGATCGATCAAAACCTCGGTGCCATAAATAACCTTGTTGATGTAGGTGGTTGTCGTTCTACCCGAATCCATCGTCGATGCTTTGGTGGCGTCTTCCATTTTAATTTCCTCCTATTATTGCTGTGAGGCCATGCTGAATATTGCTGACCTCCGTATACGGAATTGCACGTACAAGAATATCTTCGTGCAAATGCCTGTCGTTTGTGGGGAGCGTTTGCGCCAACAGGCCCGGCCTAATGTCGTAACTTCCCTCATAGGGCACACAGTGGCATAGCATTCCCTCATCAAATTTTAGAGCAAAGCTTTCCTGCTCATTTAGCCCAAGTGCAAAACGGTCTGGCATTTCGGAAAATGTGACTCGAATTCTCATATCTCTCCATCCTTCAAAACCTCTTTTGCCGTCGAAGATATGATGTCTGAAGCGACGGCCTCTCCGGTTGGCTTTTTAGCGCGCAACTGGATTTTTACAGGCCCCTGCGTGAATAGAAGTGTATCCGCCTGTGTAAGGGTGACTGTGAATCCGGTCTCTGTTGGCGTGAGATCAGCCTCCGTTTTCTCCAAAATGGTTTCTCCATTTTGAGAATAAGTAATAAAAACGGCTGAGAAATCTGTCAATTTCACCCCTACTGGGAGGGTGAAAATATGCATTGGTGTGGTTCCGCGCCACATGTTTCATCACCTCGCTATAACCACATCGGGCGATCCGGTATGGTAGATGTGTCTATGTTATCCATCCATGAGGGGCGTTCCGGGGCGCACAGTGTCTCTGTAACGTTCAGCCATTCCAAATACCACTTTTTCAGCTCGATCCACTGTGAAAGATTAAGGCTGGAGTACCACATCCAGCCTCTGTTAATGACCGGGAAGCATTCAGTCTCGCGCTGCTGCCGAAGAGCTTCCTTTTGTTTTTCAATGCGCTGGGCCCGGTCTCGCGTGTCGTCCTTTTGGAGGAGGCCATCCACGACCTTGTACCCGGTCGGGCAAAAAATAAACTCTTCGAGATCGTCCGGTTCCGGCACATCGATGCCTCCGTTGTCTCCGGCGAGAGCCCAGTCAATAACGTAGCCGTTTTCATCTATAGTTACTTTCATACTGCATCTCCTATCTAATCCCGATAAAGTACACGGTCTTGGTGCCCGCTCCAACTTTGGTGAGCGTCGCAGTATTGCCGCTCATGTTGATCCTGAATGTGTAATAGTCGCTCGTTGCTTTGAGGTGCAGCGTTGAGTCGCTTGTAAAACTGTTCTTAGGAACTGCCATTGTGTACCATGCAGAATACGAGTCATCGTACAAGGCAATAACAAACAGCCTCGTGTCTGCCGGTACCGTCCCGGACAAGGTGCCGTTTTGCGACATACTGCCGTAGCCGATGCAGGTCGTCCAGAAGGTGTTGTAGCCGTTAATATTTACGGTGCCGCCTTCGTTGTTGAGGTATAGTGATGTGGTGGTAGTAGCAGACGCTTTTGCCATGATCTCATTGGCATCCATCTCAATGTGTGCTGCTGTAGCCGCACCTCCGACTATCAGCGCGGGGCTATTGTTTGCCGTACCGGATGCATCGGTTGTCTTTGATAGTGTCAATGTTCCTGTTACCGTGCCGCCGGACCGCTTCAAATATGTGGACGAGATTGTGTTTCCGCTTCCGTCTTTGGTTGCTTTAGTGGCACTGTCGGCACTGGTGGCATGATCGACAGACATGTTTTTGCCTATGTCATTCCATTCTCCGTATGTCCATGAGCCTGCCGTGGATTCTACGGTCAGCTTCCGCAAAAAGATGTCGCTGCCGGTGTGCGGGATGTATATCTGCAAGCGATACACCCACGTGCTGGTGGTGCTCTTTCCATCGTTGAACGAGTTCTTCACGTAGAGAGTGCCAGCATTATCGCAGGGCCGGTTTGCAATGTTCTGCATCTCCTCATCGCTACTGACGATGTATATTCCCACTTCTTTATAGTCATTGAAATCGGAAGCGATGACGCTGTCGTACCCGTCAAGGGAGGCCACTTTGCCGGAGACCGTGCCACGGAATTTTGCGTTCATGCCTACATCAAAGAGGTTATCCGTCTCGGCTACTTTCCCCACGCCGATGCCAGTTCCTCCGGCTTTGAAATCCATAAGGACGCTGGCCGTGGATATGCTGTCCACGACGATAATGCTGCCGAAGACATCAGTCAGAGTGTAGCGGATGTCGTAAGAATAATCCGTAGACAGGTTTCCTCCGCCAAAGATGAAGGCCGTCCCAGAGGAGAACGTCACGCTGGTTGTCGTGTAGCTGGATTCGGTGCTCCGCTTATACGCCACAGCCGTGGTGATAGTGTTCTTTCCGCTGCAGCTTGCGTAGGTGAAATTGATTAGCCCTCGGCCATAGGTGCCGTTAGTCGTTACCGTCCCGCTGCTGTTGCATCGCTGCGTCAGGTAGTTGGTGAAGGTCGGGGGCGAATATGCTACGACGGAAATGGACACCGTCTTTTCCGCTGACCAGCGACCTCTGCTGTCTTTCACTTTTGCGGTGAATGATATTGTACCGGATGTGGTCAGCAGACCGGTTGTCAAGCTGCTGGATGTACCGGAATATCCTCCACCGGTAATGCTGTATGCACTGATTGTAGATCCTCTGCTACCTGCGGCTCCGTTAATCGTCAGCGTTACTTTGGATTTGTTCTGCACGTAGATGCCCCACGAGGAGGGCACGGTTCCGTCCACTCTTGTGGCCGTCAGCGAGGTCAGCGTCGGTACCACGGAGCTCGGCACCGAAAGAGTTGCCGTGCAAGTCGTGCTGCCGATCAGGGTGTTTCCACTGTACGTACTGCAGGTGATAGTCACTTTACCGCTGGTGCTGTTTGGGATTTGGTTTGCAAGCGTCAGGGCTGGTGTCCAGCTCACGGATGTGCTGCTGGTCTTCGTGGCAATTGTTCCGGTTGCGCTGCCGAAAGTGTACGTCAGTGTGTGGGTAAAACTGCTGGATGCGCGGCTTATGCTGATCGTGCCTGCGCTGCCGAGATTTGTCGCAGCCATGCTGCAGGAGGATTTTCTCGGTATCGTGTACAGTGCAACGGTTGCCTGATTTGTCGTGTTGAAGCCATTTGCGCCTCGACCGTCTATCGAGTACCCGCTGAAATTGAAAGCTATCGTGACAGATTTTGATCCGTCCGTACTGCCGTTTATACTGCCACTTGTCCACGGGGGCGCCGATCCTGACGCTGCACTGATACCGTACTCGGTATTCTGCGAATGGATAGTGACGTTGTGCGAGCCAGAACTCGATGTGCAGGAGAACACAGTTGTGCCATCTATGGTGACGCTTCCTGACAAATAGTACGTAAAGCCGTACCAGTTGCTGGACTTAAATGTTATATTGTCAATGCTGACAACGTGGGTGTTGCTGGACACATCGTATGTCTCCGACCAGTACAGGATGGCACTCATCTGCTTGGTGCCGGTGACGGATATTGTACCTCTATTGCCAGTTGCCATGTATTCTCACTTCCTTATGTTAAGGGGTCTCTCCACTGGATAGATAGGTTGCCGGTGCTTCTGGGTATGAAGTCAAACCAGCCACGCTCGGCGGTACCGAGGGAAATCCTGTTGCGGATCTCCGCGTTGGTGATGACCAGCGCCTGATTGGATATGAAAGCGATCTCCTGACCGTTTTCCTTGAAGGACAGCTTCTCATTCGACAATTCCGCTGTAAATGCGTTGCCGATTTTACCCAGCTCAATGAGGGCTCCACGAAACCGAATGTACTCTTCCAACAGTTGCTGGTTCGCAGCTACGTTGTTCGTAATCTCATTTGTGATCGTCGTGAAGTCCATACGGATTTCGCTGGCGCTCTGCGTGATGCTGGTTTGGAAATCCCTCTGGATTGTCTCCAGCTCGGTCTTGGCAAGGTAGCTCTCACTGACCTCGGTTCGGATTTCCTCTGCGGTCTTGCTGATCTCCGAATAGCATTCCTGCACCGTCGTCTGCACAGAACTGATTGTCTGCTGCATGGCCGCCTGTTGTGCAATAATAGCATCCAGCGGTTCGCTCTTGCGCTTGCCGACGTTGCCGTCCAGCGTCTGTTTCACGGCTCCGAGGGTTACCACAGAATTCTCCGGGTGCTGGAAGTCCAACTGCAGCTTTTGGACGATCATGTATTCGTCAATCCCATGGGGCTCCGAGAGTACGCGGATGCTGTCTCCGATCTTGATCCGCTCGATGTTCACGTCCACCAGATGCAGGTCGACTGCTGTCATAGTGAGGGTGATGGTGGGCTTGCTCACCTTGGCAAGCTCTGAGTAGCCTTTTGTCAGCAGATTGGATGCCACAGTCACATCGTCGAACTCTACGGTTTTCACGATCCTGCCGTAGGTCTGGATGGCCTCGGTGTCCTCAATGTAGTCCAGCCCGTCATTGACAGACTTGACCGTCAACTTTTCGCCGGTCTCTTCGTCTGCCGCTCCCAGCGGCACAAGTACGGTGGCCACGTTCTCTCCGCGCACCTCGCGCACGAGGTCGAGGATGTTTTCTCCGAAGCGAATGATCTGGGGGTTCACGTTTCCGTAGCTGGTAACGTAATCGATCAGGCGGGTGTTGCCGCTCATGCGGATACGGATGTATCCGCCGAGCCGGTCGAGCAGCTTGTCTTCAATGCACTCCCACGTGTTTTCGTAGCTGTGGATCCGGTACAAGCTGTCGTTGGGATCGGTGACTGTGACAGAACCGACCGTGAATTGCTTGCTGCTGTCCACGTCCGCGTTGTGGTTTGCGACGACGATGGCGAAATACTCCGCCACGGTCACATCGTGGTATTCGGCTGCCCGCTGTACGCTGTCGAGGAGGTAGGCCAGCTCGCCCTCGCAGGTGACCGTTTTTATATTATTGAAGTCCTGCTCTACGTTCAGTACGCGGAAAGCGCCGAGGCGCTCGTTGTCCTGATACACCGCAATCTCGGATTTCAGTTTCTGGATTTGTCCGTAGAGCGGGTGCGTCGGTGCAATCCTAAACGTGAGATTGCCGGTCTTGTTTACCTCCAGCTCGCACTTCGGTTCCGCTACGATGTAGTCCGCGCTGCGGGGATCGTACAGGAGGACGCCGTCGCAAAACATCTGGATCATAGCCAGCCCTCCCTGAACGTAAAGCTCACGGTGCCGCCTCCGGTAATCGTAAGCTGCACAGTAGTGTCACCCTCCGGCAGGATGAAGGCCGGGATCGTCTGCGTTCCCTGCAGGAGCGAATACGTGATCCCACCGGCCACCATCTGGCAGGCTTCTGACGCTGTGATCGTCGGACACACCGGCATGCGGCCGCTATTTGTGATCGTCTTCGTCGCTGATGATACAGATGATGATACCGCTGCTGTCACGATCTTCTCCGTGATGGAATATCTGAAAGGATCCGCGTTTACGGTGAATATAAAGGCCCCTCCGTTGCGTACCCGTTGGGGGTCAGAAACGGAAGCTCTGCCGGTGTAGTAATGTGTGCTGTCATCGTCGAAGATGATGGTTACGGTCTTGCCGTGGTAGGTATTGAAAATGTGAAGACACTTTTGGTACCACGTCTGGAGGTTGACGCTGCTTGCCAGCTCCAGCTTTATCTCGCGGTTCCGGTAGGTGACGTCGCCTGTCAGGGCTTCGGAAAGATCGAGGTTTCCGTTCCTTCCGGGCACTTCTAGTATGACGGTATTCGCTTCCGGTACGGAAATAACGTCGGCGTTTGTGATGGCTGCTTTCCAGTCCCGGAGGGTGTGCTCGTCGTTGATGGTAGCGCCAAGGAAAATACTCATCGGTTACCCCTCCTTGCGCGTATGCTGTAGTTGGCCAGCCCGCTGTCGATGGCAGGCAGCAGGTGTCCGACAAGGGTACCGTCGTCAAGGTAGATGCCTTTGCCGCTGTTGGCTGCTATAACCGCGAGGTATCTCTCCATGGTTCCGGTGTTTAGTCGACTGGTGAGGATGCTCTCCAACTTCGAGTAAAACTCTGTCAGCGGGAGGATGGCTTCTTTGCCTGCCTCGCCTCCGGCCATAAGGCTGCTGCCGTTCATGCCGAAGATCGTCGGGCCAGCCATGATGCCACCGGACCTATACCAGTCGATGTTGATGTGTGGTACGCTAGGCGGGCTCAACGAGAAGGAACCGGAAATGCTGAAATGTGGCAGCTTAATGTGGGGTAGCTCCAGCTTCAGACCGGAGAAAAAGCCCTTTATTGCATTGATGGCCTCTCTCACTTTCTCCTTGGCATTCTCGATGGGTGTCGTGATCGCCGTCTTGATGGCGTTCCATACGCTTGTCGCGGTGTCCTTAATGCCGTTAAAAATATTGCTTATCGTGGTTTTAATTGCGGAAAACACGTTGCTGACCGTGGTCTTTATGCCGGTTATTACATTAGAGATCGTGTTCGAAATGCTGTTGATGGTGCTGGATATGAAGTCCTTGATGCCGTTCCAGATGTTGGTGAAGAAGTTTTTCACGCCTGACCAGACCTGCTCCCAGCTGGATCCGATCCAGCCGAGGGCCACATCCAGCACGCCCTTGATGGTTTCGAGGATGTTCGTAAACCATGAGACGAGTCCGTTCCAGATGCTGCTAAAAATGTTCTTCACGGCTTCCCACGCACCTTCCCAGTCGCCGCTAAAAACGGCAATAAAGAAGTCCACGGTATTCAGGATTACGTCCAGTACCGTCGAAAGCGTGTCTGATATAAACCTGAATGCGCCTTCAAACACAGGGCCCAGCAGATTGCAAAAACCGTCCCACACTGCTTTCAGCACTTCGGTGATGCTGCTGAACTCGAAGCCAAGAGAGTTCAGCCGGTCAACGATGCCTTGGCAGAAGTTGCTGACCGTCTCTTTGATCTGTGTCCATGTGGCAATGATATTCTCGCGGAAACCGTCGTTTGTTTTCCACAGGTGAGTGAAAGCTGCAACCAGTACGGCGATAACGGCGACGATAGCCAGTACCGGTGCGCTGATCCCGCCGAGGGCTGTACCCAACTTTCCGAAGATGCCGGTGCCGCTCTTCACGGCTACCATCAGTTTCTTGATGCCCTTTGCAGCGCTCGCGTAAGCCTTCATGCTCTTACCCATGGTGGATATTACCGTACCAAGGATTACGAGGAAGGGGCCTAGGGCTGCGATCACCAGTCCGATGGTTATGATGGTTTTCCGTTGCGCTTCATCCATGTTGTTCAGCTTATCTACAAATCCCTGCACAGCGGTGACGACATTGCGGATTACGGGCATCAGCATTTCGCCAAAAGAAATGGCNAGCTCTTCCAGCTGGCTTTTGAGGATCGTGAGCTGTCCGTTCAGGTTATCCTGCATGATAGCTGCCATGTCTTCAGCAGATCCGTCACAGTTCTCGATGGCGTTGCGCAACTTGTCAATGTCTCCGGGTGCCGAGTTCATGAGGGCAAGGAAGCCACTCATGGCGTTCTTGCCAACGAGCGTTTCCGCTGCCGCTGCTGCCTCAGATTCAGACATCTTCGAAAAGGCAGTTCTGCAGTCTGCCAGAATATCTGAAAGCTCGCGCATACTACCATCTGCATTTGCCGTTTGGATCGTGACCTCACCGAGAGCTTCACCGGATAGCTTCAGTTCTCCTTGCAACTTAGTCATCATGGTTCGGAGGGCTGTACCGGCTTGGGTGCTCTTGATACCGGCATTACCCATGAGGCCAATTGCCTCAGCAACATCCTCTGCGGAATAGCCGAGGGCTCCTGCGACAGGAGCGCAGTATTTGAATGTCTCGCCCATCATGCTGACATTAGTGTTTGCGTTGCTGGACGCTGCAGCGAGGATGTCTGCGAAATGAGCAGAGTCTTCTGCCGTCAGACCGAATGCCGTCAGGGCGTCCGTGACGATGTCCGATGTCGTGGCGAGGTCTTCACCGGATGCTGCGGCAAGGTTCATGATGCCCTCAATGCCGGAGAGCATGTCTCCGGTCTTCCAGCCTGCCATCGCCATGTACGACATGGCGTCCGCTGCTTCGGATGCGCTGAACTTGGTCTTTTCGCCCATCTCGCGGGCCTTGTCCCGCAGGGCCTGCAGGTCGTCTCCGGTTGCACCGGAGATTGCAGCCACATTGGCCATGGCGCTATCAAAGTCTGCAGCTGTCTTTACGGCAGCTACGCCGAGGCCGGTAACTGCTGCCGAGGCTACGGAGATTTGCTTTCCTGCATTTGTAATGCTATCTCCGGCCTTTTCAAACTTATCCCCGGCTGCCGCGATCTTTTCCAACGTCACGCTGGTGGTCGCTGCCTGTTCCTGCAGGCGCTTGAGCTCTTGCTCGGTTTCGACAATTTCGCGTTGGAGGGCATCATATTTGTCCTGTCCGAGCTCACCGCGTTCCAGCTGCTCTTTTGCCTGCTTTTGTGCTTCCTTCAGGGTCTCCAGCTTTTCACTGGTGGAGGCGATGGCGTCCTTCAGGAGCTTTTGTTTCTGGGTCAACAGCTCAGTGTTCGTAGGGTCGAGCTTCAAAAGGCGCTCCACGTCCTTCAATGCTGACTGCGTCGTTTTTATGGAACTATTGACACCCTTTAAGGCTTTTTCGAGACCAGTGGTATCGCCACCGATCTCTACGGTAATACCCTTTATTCTACTTGCCATCACTGTTCACCTCCCTTAGAAGCGGTCGAAATCCTCCTGCGTGGCGACCTTGCTATAGGTCACGTTATCGTTTGCCTTTTCGCTCCACATATCGAGAACGAGCCCGATGGTGAGCAGGTCAAGGTCTCCGATGCTGATACCCAGCTCGACTGCCCGCAGGAGGAACAGCGCCGTGGTCATTTCACGGGTGCTGGGATTTTGTTTTTTTTAACGGTTACATCCGTCTGCATGTTGGTGCCCCACAGTTCGATGATTTCCGGGAGCACCTCGTAGATAGAAAACATGTCGAACTGATCCAACCATTCGTCGATGTCCGTGGGGACGGTGCTGTCAGCGGCCAAGGCCATGATGTAGGCAAGGTTTTCAAACAGCTCTAAATCCTCGATGGGGATATTCTCACCATCTTCAGTCTTGTTCTTGAATGCTTTCTCCAGCTTGGCAAAGTCCTTAAACACGTCACGCTGGAATTTTGCCCTGTACAGGCGGGGCACAGCGGCAGATGACTTGAAGGCTACCTTTACGCCGCTGATCTCGATTTCTTTAATAATCATGAGCTGCTGCCTCCATTATCGGTGCTACCGGAGCTGGAATAGACCGCGCTGTACCAGCCGTTGTAGGTGGTGCTGTCAGTGGTGTCGCCGGTTCTGGCCTTTACAAGGCCATCGCTACGAGGATCCGCTGTGATGGACAGCTTCTCAGTGCCGGGCTGGATGGTGTCTTCTTTGGTCTCAGATTCGATGGACGGTCGGGCCGCGCTGCAACAGTACAGCACATGGCGAATTGCCTTTACATCACCGTCAAATTCAAACAGAAGTGCGAATTTCACGGATTCTGCAACATCGCTGCGTTCCAGAAGGACGCCTTTGTTGTCCAACGTTTCCTGCAGAATATCTGTACGGAACCACTCAGGAATTAGGGCCAGCTCCAGCTCACCGGAATAGCCGTTGTTTGTGGCCGATCTGAAATACACCACGCCGTCCGCGTAGAAAGGGCTTGATTCTCCTTCCGCGTCAAGGGAAAGACTGACCGCGCCGGGGATTGGCTCCGGTGTGTCATAGGAGTACGTGACGCCGTTGCTGGTTGTAGTCTCCGTCAGCACGGCGGCATGCACATTTTTCAGGTTGTACTTGATTTTGTTACCCATGTTTTTATGCCTCCATGTCGAAAATAAACAGAATTTCGTAGAGCTTTTCCGACTCTATCCACGTCTCTGTCTTGTCATAAAAAATGCCATGCTGATCCAGCACGGCTTCCACTTGTGCTTCGAGCTGCGGGTCTTTTTTATCCGTGTACAGCTCAATATGCACTTCGTTTATTTTGTAGTATGCGATGCCGTCTGCGGCAAAGTTGTTGTTACCGGGGATGAGGTATACCACGAAGGGTGGTTCCGGGGATTCGCCCTCGGCAAAGTGGTCGTAGGCAAACGGCAGGGACAGTTCCTGCATGATCTGCAAAAGCTCATCCATTCCGTATCATCCTCTCTATGTCCTGCTCCAGCTGCTCAATGCCGAGCTCTTCGGCAGGCGCGATATGCGGTTGTGCTGCCGTCCTGCCACCGTTGCGCTTGGCATGGCCGTGTTCCAAAAGATGCGGCAGGCCGGGCTTGCTGGAATGGACGGTGACCTCCAGCTTATTGGAGCTTTCGTCGGTTTTCTTGACCTTCCAGCTCTTTTTGTAGGCTCCGGTTCGTGCAGGAGCTCCGGCCTGTATTTCCTTACGGACGGTTTTACCTGCATTGTTGACGGCCTTTTTCATGCCCTCCGTTGTTACCTTGGCATAGTCCTCCAGCTGCTTCATGACTTCGGCAGCGAGGTTACCAACAGATGTATTTCCCATCGTCAGCGCCTCGCTTTCCGGCAGTGGAGCTTTATGCTCTTGCGCTTGTAGTTCTGGTGATCTACGGAGAGGATGTCATAAAGCTGCCCGTCGAAGTCAACGCGGAAGTTCGTGTTCGTGATAGCGGATACCAGCGCACAGTACCTGATCGTAAAGCAGGCGTTGGTGTCATCCACGGTGGTTGCTGCTTCCTCGGCTTCACCATTTGTTTCGCCACTTACGGTGGCAGCGCAGGTGTAGTAATCCTGCCATGTATTTATATGGTTGCCGATGGTATCGACCGTGGTTGTCTGCTGCTGGATTGTGATTCGGGTGTTCAGAAGCGCGATGTTCATTAGAAGCCCACCTGCCGTTCTCCGAAGAGCAGGTACCGGAGTGACATCACCAGCGCGTGGTGATCTGCTTCTTCCCGGTGTTCGTACAGATAGGCTACAGCATAGAGGGCTGCCAGCCGGGACTGTTCGGTCACGCTTTGCTCAAAGGTCTCCGGCTCCACCCGCAACACATCAGCCACCAGTTTTTCGCCGGTCATGATGAAAGACTCGATCAGTTCATTATCGTCGTCGAAATCCACACGGAGGTATTTCTTTGTTTCTTCGAGGGTTAGTATCATTCTATTCTCTCCTGTGAATGAGCTCCGGCGATTACACCGGAGCCCTGAGTTTATGCCTTCATCTGCAGGCACTGAACTGCTTCGGGGAGCACCAGCTTACCGTCGACACGTTCCTTGGCGAGGAAGCCAACCATGCCGTTACCGGCAAACAGCTCGCGCAGCTCACCGAGGGAGCGACTGCCACGGTCACCGATGTTATAGTAGGAGAAATCGCCAAAGGCGATGGTCTTTGCACCGGCTGCGATAGTGGGCATGAACTGGGAAGTGTGGACGGGGTAACCGAGCAGACGGTCGGGTTCACCTGCGGTCAGGGCGGGCTGCCACATATACATGCCGTTGCCGTCCTTCAGCTTGCGGATCGCTGCAATGGTCTGATCGTTCATGATGAATACCGCGTTCTTGCGGTAGGGGCGCTTGAGGGAATAGACGAGGTTGATCACTTCGTCTGCGGTAATCGCGGTGCTGGATGCGGTGGTCACGCCGGTCTGGGCACCACCGGCCGCAGCAAGGATGCCGAGGGGCTTGCCGTTGCCGTCGCCGTTAATGAAGGCGTCTTCCTCCGCGTTGGCAAGAGCCTTGCCGAAGGCATCGAAGAGGTAGTTCTCGATATCGAACATGCTGTCGTACAGGAGCTCTTCGGTGACCTTGACTGCCACGTGCAGCTTGTGGGCGTCGAGGATAATCTGGTCGAAGGTGGCGTCACCGAAAGTGAGGGATTCGCCTTCCTCAATCCACGCAGCTGCGGGGGTGGATGCAGCGATGTTGATCTTATGATCGCCGGAAGTGCTCAGACGATGGCCCAGTCTGCGGATCACGTTTTCCTCGGTCAGCTTGGTGATCAGGCGGGAGTCGTATTCGTCGGGGACGAGGTAACCGCCGTCTGCGTCCACGCCTTCCTGCATGATGTTGCTCACCTGACGGAAGTTGGAGCGGAGAGCGTTCAGAACGGCCTGCTTATATTCATCGGAAGCGCGACCGGTCTTCTTGGGCTTCTCGCTGCGGGTGTTCATGGGGTTCTCGGTGATGGGGGTGCTGGTGGGCTTATTGAGCTCGCGCTCCATAGCCTCCATGGCCTGCATGCGGTCGATCTCGGCAGAAATGTCCTTGACCCTCTTTTCCATCTCTGCGTAGGTCTTTGCATCCTCTTCGGACAGGATGCCGTCCTTGTCGCGCTTGGTCTCGACAAACGCTTTGGCAGCGTTCCAGCTCTTATTGCGCTTTTCAATGAGTTCAGTGATAGTCATGGGTTATTTACCTCCAGTTTTTAATAAGATTGAGGCGTTCAAGGCATGTATCCGCCTTGACACCGGGTTTGGGGTCTTCCTTGTGTTCGATCCTACATTTGGCCGCGATCTTATCCATGAGGGAATTGACCACGGTCGCTTCGGTGAAGAGCATGGATACTGCAGGGATTTCCATGTTCTCGGTTCCGGCGCGTTTCATGATGTCGTCGGCAAAACCGAGCTCTACGGCTTTGGTGGCATCCATCCACGTTTCTGCATCCATGAGATGACTGAGCTTTATGCGGCTCATGCCGGTGCGCAGCTCGTAGGCATTGATGATGCTTTCCTTTACACTGTCCAGCATCTCGATTGCCTTCTGCATCTCGGTGTGGTCGCCAAAGGCGATGGTGGCGGGGTTGTGGATCATCATCATCGACACGGGCGACATTAGCACCTTTGTGCCTGCCATGGCGATGACGGACGCAGCCGACGCAGCAATGCCGTCTATCTTGATGGTCACATCGTGGGGGTATTCCATAAGCATGTTGTAGATTTGCGCTGCCGCCACGCAGTCGCCTCCGGGGCTGTTGATCCATACGGTGATGTTGCCGTCGCCGCTCATGAGCTCATCCTTGAAGAGCTGCGGGGTGACGTCATCGTCAAACCAGCTTTCCTCCGCGATGGTGCCGTTCAGGAACAGGGTTCGCTCCGCTGGGGCTTCCTCCGTTGTTGCTTGGTTCTTCCACGTCCAAAACTTCTTCGGTTTTTTCATCTTCGGTGTTTTCCTCCTTTCCATCGTCGGTCGGTGTATTTGCAAAAGCTCCTGCGTCTCGCAGCGGAAGCATATTGCCATTGATAAGGTATAGGTCTCCGCCTTCTTCGGCGGGTATCCTGTCGAGGTTTTCAAGCTC